GTTAATGAATATGCTAAAATTATGTCCGGCAGCACGGGGTCTTCAGCCGTATCTGTTGCAGCGGCTAAACACGCTCGTGAAATGTTAAGCACTGCCGATAGCCCTGAAACATATAAAAAAGCTATCCAAACTTTACGACGAGAAGCTGATAACAGACTTGAAAGTTTTAGGTCAGGGACAGCCGGTATTAGCGCTCAGCTTGCTAATCCACAACAGCCTGTCCAACAGCCTGTCCAACAGCCTGTCCAACAGCCTGTCCAACAGCCTGTCCAACAGCCTGTCCAACAGAAACCCAAATACTCTACTAGCGGGTGGTGATTTAAATGCCAAGAGATATTACAGTTACGTTTGAAGATGGCTCTCAGCACGAGTATAAAGGTGCGCCTGATAGCATTACTCCCGACGCTGTTGCAGAAAGAGCGCAAAAAGAGTTTAATTTGCCGATAGCGCATATTGATGGCGGCAAAAGTGCAGATTCCGTTAAACAAGAGCCGTCGGTCATTCAACGGTTTATGGAGCATCCAGTTGATACCTATGCGCAAGAAGTCCAAAATTTAGCTGGAGGCGTAGCTGGAGGCGTAGCTAATGTAGCGCTTAACGCTGCGGATTTAGCTCACGCGTTGCCTGCGGATAAATCAAGCGAATATAAAGCCGTTGTTCAACAAAAGTTGGCTGATTTAGGTGTTAAACCTGAAAGCGGCGCGTATGGCGTGGGTAAATTTGGGGGTGAGATAGCTGCAACATATCCTATTGGCGGCGCATTAGGCGGCGTTGCAAAGGTAGTTAAAACGCCTGAACGCATTGTCGAAGCGTTAAAATCTGGCGGTCTAAGCACTGGCGAAGCAAAAGGGTTTGTTAAAAATCTATTAGCTAAAACCACTGCTGGAGCAGGCGTTGGTGGGCTTACAGGGCAAGTAATAACTCCTGAAGAAGATGGAGGGTTTACGGGCGGCGCTGTAGGTGCAGGCGTAAGCGCGGCAACATCTGTCATTAATCCCGCCGCTAAATTAGGCTATAAAATTGTTGAGCCTGTGTTTGAACGCGGGCGTGAAGCAATGGCAAGTAGAAAAATGCGCGATATCGCAGGCGGCGCTGAAAATATACCTGCAATGGTCGAACAATTAAGAGGCAAAAATCTTACCCCTGAACAATTAGCGGTACAAATGGAATCCCCTGAATTAGCGGGGTCTATTAGAACGTCAGAAGAATTGCACCCTAAAGAATGGACAGCTAAGCGCAAAGCGGAAGCAGAAGCGTTAGCGTCAAAAGTTAATCAAGCGCAAAGCTCACTTAATGCGATTCATCAAGGAGAATTGCCTGTTAGCGAAGTAAGTAAAAACGCGCCATATCAAAACGTGCGTGACGCGGTAATTGCGCAAAAAGGCGCTCTGGAAGACACTAAAGCGGCGCGTACAGCAGAGCTATTACGGCAAGCAGAAACTCAACAGGCAGGGCTTGAAGAAGCTAAGCAACAAGTTACTAGCGGAATAGCTCAACCAGCTCAACGCGACATTGGGCAAACTATTGCGGCGCGTAAAGTTGCGTTAGAAGAACAAGCTAAAGCGTTAACTACACCCATATATAAACAAGCGTATGAGCTTGCGCCTGAGCCTTTTAGCGTTCAACCTTTAATTGATAAAGCATCTCAGATATCAGATAAAATTTCTACGGCTATTAATAAAGATACTGCGCCGTGGACGGATAAAGCGCTTACCGTATTTAAGCAAAAAGCGGAAGAAGGGCCTGCAATTCTTGATGCCAGAGGCAATCCAATGAAAAAAACGTCTGAGGGCCTTCCTCATGCGGCTAAATTGGAAGACCTTAAAGAGCTTCGTAGCGTCATACTAAAAGAAGCAAGAAATCTTAAAGGCGACCCCAAAGCGGGGCTTACTATAGCTAATTTAAATCTATTAAGACAAGGCGTTGAAGAATCTATTGCTAAACACGCGCCAACTGAAGCACGGGCCGTTTTTGACCAAGCAAATGAGCTTTATCGCACTACGGTTGCAGAACCTTTTAAAGAAGGGGCAGTGTCGGATTTGACGCGGCAAACTAACAGCGCTCGCCCTAAAATAAGCCCTGCTGACGTGACTGAAAGAATGCTTACTCCTGATAAAGCAGCAGATTTTATTCGCGCGTTTGGTAACGACCCTGAAGCATTGCAGGCTATTAAAACAGGCGTCGAAGGTAAGTTTAACGATGAAGTTATCCAAGGCGGAAAGTCTGCGGAAAAATTCTTAAAAGATAATCGTGAAGCGTTAAAAACGCTTGATTCTACTGGAGCAGGCATTGAAAACCGGTTAAGTGAAATATTGCGTAACTTTGAGCCTATTGAGGCTAATCAAGCGGCGCTTGGCGAACAAGTTAAAGCAATCCCTAAAGTAGTAGATGAATCGGTTGCAAATCAACAGCGTATTATTAGCAAATCAGCTAAAGACTTGAGTGGCGCAACTGATGCAGAAAATTTAGCTAAGGTAGCTATTAACGCTGATGCTCGCGTAATGGGGCGCATACTGCACAAACTTACGCCTGAGGCTAAACCTGAATTGGCGCGTCAAGTCATTAACAATGCGTTTGAGCCTATTACAGCAGGGGTTGAAAAAGCAGGAGATAAAACCGCTAAAGCGCTTGATAATTCTCGTGTAGCAACGCTTTTGAAAGCTACTTATGGTAAAGAGGAAGGCGCAGCTAAACTGGCTGACTTTAAAGAAACCGCGCACGTTCAATCAATGATTGAAAAAGTTAAAAAAGAAGCGCCTGCACACCCCTATGACACTGCGCAAGCGTTAGATAATTTAACCGAGGGTAAACCTCAAGTTAAACGTGCAGTAGAGGATATATTGGCTACGCTTAATGACCAGCGGAAATTTGCTGAGTTGGCATCTAGCGGACGTAAAGCAAAAGAAGGGACAATTAAAATGGCGTCTGAAGCTACGCCAACGTTACCTTTTTCGTTAACTGAAGGCTTTTCGTTAGTTAAATGGATTCACACTTCTTTATTAAAGTCAGCAGACGCTAAACTTGCAGATAAAATTTCTAAAGAATTGATGTCGTCAGAAGCGTTTGCTACTGCATTAGAACGCGCTCAAAAAGCTGAGGAATATGCAATTCCCTCTGCTGCTATAGAATATGGTAGAATTCTTCCACGCACTGCTGCTGGCGCAGTCACCTCAATAACAGGAGAAAAATAATGGCTTTTAATGGTTCTGGGACATATAACCTGCCCGCTGGCAACCCCGTTGTTACCGGCACAACGATTTCATCAACAACGACAAATAACACTAACAGTGACATCGCAACGGCGCTGACAAACTGTATCACTCGTGACGGTCAGTCTACGCCGTCAGCTAACTTGCCAATGAACGCTAAGAAACTCACAGGACTTGCCGCTGGCACGTCTGCGGGGGACAGTGTGCGCTATGAACAGGTGGTGCTTTCTGCTTCATTAGGTACAAACGTAGCGACGTTTCTTGCAACACCCTCAAGTGCTAACTTAGCGGCTGCGTTAACAGATGAAACAGGAAGTGGCGCAGCGGTATTTGCAACTTCACCTACGATTACTACACCTACTATTGCATCAGCGAATCTAACAACAGCGTTAACGCTTGCAGGTGCCGCTGGCACTTCTGGGCAGGTGCTAACAAGCGCGGGTGCTGGGTTACCAACATGGCAAACTCCAGCAGGCCCTAGTGCTTTTATTTTGCTGTCAACTGTCACTGCATCAGGCGCAACAACAGCAGACATTGAAACTACTTTTGACGGCACTTATGATAACTACGTTATATTTGCAAGTAGAGTAAGAGTTGGTACCTTCAATGCTGATTTATGGTGCAGAATGAAACTTGGAGGCTCTTATCTTTCTGGGGCAGGTAACTATAACTATACGTTAGCCAACATACCCGCAACCACCTACGCAGGTTCAAGAAATACAGACACAAAGATACTTCTTGCCAGCACTTTAGAGGATACACAAGAAAATCAATTTCAGGTATTCCTATCAAATCCTACCGGCACTACATATAAAAAACCAATCTCGTGGGAGGGTTCTTTTTCAAATGCGGGTACCGGTAATAGGTCGTTAGTTGTTGGCGCAGGGTGTAGCGAAGTTGTAACCGCGTTAACAGGTATTCGTATCATGGCATCAACTGGCACGATTACAGGAACCTTCCGCCTCTACGGAATCAAAAACTAATAAGGCTAAAATATGTCAAACTACCATGCAACATCAGAAGGTAATACTCCTTTTACAGCAGAAGAAGAAATAGAATGGGCGGCACAAGTTTTAGAGCATGAAAAAGAGCAGCCTAAAATATTGATTAAAGCAAAAATAGCCGCAATTGAAGCAACAATTACACTTCGCAGAACAAGAGAAGCTATTTTAGGTATTGATGGTTCTTGGCTTAAAGAACAGGAAGCCGCTATCGCGGCGCTACGGGCGCAACTATAATGGAGCATTTTATCTCTTTATTATTTCTTGCAAGAGATGTCGCGCACCGCGAGCATTTGCGGACGCGTAGCTTTGCCGCGCACATGGCGCTTAATGACTTTTATCATGAGATTATCGAGCAAGCGGACGGCATTACAGAGGCGTATCAGGGCAGTTATCAGCTCCTTAAAGACCTTGAGATTATCGGCAGTAAAAATGTCGATAGCATTGAAGACTTTTTGAAAAAACAAGTGACGTGGATTGATGAAAACCGCTATAAAGTTTGCAGTAAAGAGGACACGCCACTTCAGAATCTAATTGATGGTATTATGGAAACCTATTTTACCGTTCTTTATAAACTTAGATTCTTGAAGTGAGGTCGAGATGCCCGACGAAGCTTGCCGTTTAGCCAAAGCAGAACAGCGTATAGAAACGCTTGAGGAAGTATTTGAAGACAGAGGGAAAAAGCTAGACGCGATAATTGCGACGCTTGACGAAATGAAGTCCGAGCAGACGCGCTATAAAGGCTTTGTGGGCGGTATTGTATTTACCATTGGCGCGGTGTTCTCTTTTGTCACTTGGTGGCTAGGTAATCGATAATGGAATTCCTCCAGTTTGCCTCGGACGTAGGGTTTCCTATCGCGGCGGCGACTGGCGGAATGTATTTTGTCTATCTGACGCAAAAATTTTTGCTTGATAGCGTCCTTGAAAAAATTAAAAGCCTAATTGGCATTATCAAGCAACTTGATAAGCGCGTCACCGCTATGTCGCATGACATCACCAAGATTGACGAATTGGCGGCAACGGCGCTTAACATACCGCAAGAAAAAGACAAACCAAGACCACCTCCTGTTGAGAGGAAAGATTAATGGACGCTGATGCAATCGCTAAATATATTAACCAATATGGATTCCCAATTATTGCCGCTGGCGGCATGGGTTATATTGTCTACTTTGTATGGCTTTGGGCAACCACCGTCGTAAAGCCTATCCTGCAAGAAGCCACAGACGCACTAATTGAGCTAATCGACCAAGTACGGGTGCTGGATAACGACATGATAAGACTGACGCAAAAACTGACCACTATTCTATTGCTACGGGAAAAGAAATGAAGATAGGTGAAAAAGGGTTAGCCCTAATTAAAGAATTTGAAGGTTGTAAGCTGCAAAGCTATAAATGCCCAGCAGGGGTTTGGACGATTGGCATAGGCTCAACCCGCTATGCGGATGGAGCACCCGTGAAAGCTAATCAGGCACTGCCGGGCGAAGCAGCAGCATTGCATTTGCTCGCGCAAACGCTTGCCCCTTATGAACACGCCGTAAACGCGGTTAAGGTCGAGTTAACGCAGAATGAGTTTGATGCGCTGGTGTGCCTTTGCTATAACATTGGCACGGGTAACTTTGTTTCGTCAACGCTTGTTAAGATGCTAAAAGCGGATGAACCTAAGTCTGAAATAGCGGCGCAGTTTCTGCGTTGGAACAAGGCGGGCGGTAAAGTATTAGCCGGTCTTACTCGACGCAGAAATGCAGAAGCGGAATTGTTTTTAAGCGAGTAAATCGTCACGTTCACGGTTAGCGCGAAGAATGCAGTAGCGCTGATGCAACCGCACCAAGATAGAGCGTCTACGTTTACCGTGACGCTCTGACTCAATCATCACCTGTAATTCACCTTCTGTGTAATTATTCAAATTAAAGAAGATGTCGCGCCATGTTAAGTTGTTCATTTTAATTCCTCTAAGGCAATATCTGAAATTGCGCGTTTGTCATGCAGACTTGCGAATATACGCTCGTCTACGGTTTTGTCTGTTAGCAGTACATAGCAATATACTGCGTTCTTTTGTCCACTACGGTGCAATCGTCCAATGGTCTGC